GGGCGCGGATGGGAGTGACCACCACCCGCTATATCTGGGACGTACATTCCCAACGACTATTGTAAGCCCGCCGTGGGTACCGCTAATGTACAAGCGACCTCAGCCCGAGGAGGGTTCCACTACAATTGACCAGTAGTAGTGGGAACCTGGGTGCGTCTAACCGAAACGCGTCCCATCACACAGATCGTGTGAGCCATTGACTAGGGAGACCAAGAGCATGGCAACTCTCTCGGCAGAACCCTCAGTTTGACTACGGAAACTTTTGCAATCAACCGTGCTATTCCTGAGGCGTGGAGTCTGCATCCACTTTATTGTTAAATAATGGGTGTTCCTGAAACTCCCTATTAGAGGGTGCAATAGCCCATGAGAGTGGTGCGACGGTGGATTGGCAGTCCACCCGAGATTACGAGACCAACTCAACCTGTTTACCAGGACCCGGCTCCCACTATATTGCAACTCTAAACCCACCCATGTTATAACTAAGCGTCGCAACAACCGAATGTCAGTCAGCTTAGGGTCTGGAGGTCCCTTCTCCGAAGGAAATGCCACGCCTGGGTAACGTGGGGTGTACCGCACACCGCAGTTGTCGTACTGTCGGACGTTAAGCCTGCCACTCCAACGCTTGCAACTTAATGCTTGGCTGTGGTTGGGTTTAGTTACTGGTGGAGGCAATTCCTAACCCAACACCATCATAGATGGTGCGACTACCAGGTGTTTCCAGCCTGGGTTGTGCTTCCGCTATTTCCCTCTCCAGGTTTGGGATGTCCGCAAACCTTGTCGATATTGCACCCGAGATTGCAGATTTTTGGGCTGCCATCGACTGCAGGCTGTTCTTTACTTGGTGCCTGCATATTGGGAGGTTCAGTGGCGATCGGGGCAGATAATTGTGCGCTGTTGCCTCGATCTTCGGTTGCCACATTATGTAAAGACTGAACGGGCTTGCGCCACTGGCGAAGTTCACCCCGGAGTACTCTGATACTATATACAAGCACCTCGGGATCTCCCCAACCCTGCATGAGAGCGGTATGGAGTAGGGGGGATAGAAGGCCATCAATCTCGGCCCTGCGTTCAGTGGAAAGCACACACGCTCCCCAACACTGTTCAGGTGTGGTAGCATGTTGTCGTGAACCCATATGGTCACCTCTCCTACGACGTCGTCTGGGACGTGTGGGGTGAACACTACCACGATTTTCTCGAGGAACAACAGGCCCCCGGTGTTTCTTGTGGTGCGGAGTTTCTTCAAGACTGCCGCGATTCTTCCCTGGGTTCTTGGGGGCAGGAGCGGGGTTGCGACAAGCTTCCGCTCTGCTCGGTGGGGGGTCAGTATGCCCAGGTCGGTTTCTTCGAGCTCTTTGACCGTCACCTCTCCGTATAGCGCGTTGAGTAGTTCTTCCTTGCATTCTGCTTTTGCTACTACTGCTGACATTTGGTAAGGATGCCATTCAATACCCTTCGGCCATTGTCCGCGGCTGGCCATGGTAAGGGGAATGCAAGAACTCAAGGGAGGGTGTAACCCCCTGCGACTAAGCTTCCGGCGCTTGCAACACAGTGCCCGGCTAGCAGTGAACAATGGACTCCACAGGCCTAGTACAGAACATCCATCCAACGGCCAACTGGATGGGCACTAAGTGAAATTCCACAACACCCCAGGTTCAAAGTTGAGGTCTCCTGGGTCTGCGCTATGGGATTGGCTGGTATTTGTGGGCACGTCGTCAAAGTAGTTGTTGAAATGCCTACTAGGGAGTGCAACCACGGTTTCGCATCCGTGTATCCCCTTCGTGCGGTAATCACGTCCGCCAACAGAAGGGGCGGGTAGACTATCGTAGATGCCCTCCAACGCTACTTGCATCTCAGGAGAGATGCCAAAAGCGGTCTGAAAACTCAATCGAGCTGCGTCGGAGACATGGTCCTCATGAGACAAGTCTAAACCCATACGGTACCAAGCTAATCCTTCATTTTTCCAGAGGGCGTGGGATCTAATTCCCCCTTCATCACCCCCGGAGCGCTTTAGCCACTTTAAGAACGAGTTGTGTATAGGGATGCCAGCGGCTACAGCAAGACCGCATGTGCCTATGGCGCACCACCAGGGAGCTAGCTGCTCCCAATTGATGACTGTACAGCAATCCTTGGATATGCTGGAAATGTGGCGCACCATTCGCCATTTGCGACCATCATAAACAGGTCTAGTCTGGCAAAAGTCAACTCGTTCTAGTTGGAAGACAGGCTCTTCCACTTTCATCTTGAAACCCAACCTCTCGTAGAACTTAGCTACGTTTTGTTGCAGTAGAGGGAGCTTGGCTTGATCCATGATTATAATACAATCATCGCCATTGTTCATCAGCTCATGCTCAATATCAAGAGACTTGCATAGGTGGTGCGTCATTAGTACCATTAGGGTACAGTTACCGAGAGCCGTGTCCATGTCACCACTCATACGGCATCCTGTTATCTCGTATTTAACGTACCCATCTTTTGCGGACCCCAAGGCATGGTTCGTGTACATCCATGAGAGGAGCTTGTTGACCTCATGCCCTTGGACAAATCTCTTGTAAACCTTGTGTGTGAACCTGAGAGCCTCAACAGACACATGTTGGTCAAAGCGGCTCGCATCAAGTCCCACACATACTGGGTCTTTGAACATTGCCCATTTCTTGGCAATGATTTCACCAGTTTCTACTGCATTAAATCCCTTAGCGATGCAGGGATACTTATATAGCTTACCCAGCTGTTTGTACAGCATTGGCTCGAGAGGCTTTGTGTACTTAGCAAAGCACAAGTTAAACCGTGGATCACGCGGTTGAATAACTCGAGGAGCTGGATCAGGCTTCGCTGTGAAGTTGATCTTCTCGGCCTTGACGAAGGTTTTCACTCTAGCGTCAGCACGGGTAAGGGGTTGGATTCTCAAACTCTCAAGAGCGTTTTGGTAGCGGGTCTTTTGTGACCCTTTGTATGATTCAACTACCTGCTCCATGGTCCACGGGGAAACTTTAAAGGTTTTTAACATAGAGATATCAATCTCGTCAAAACCCGTGGGTAGTGGCTTAACGGGCACTGTTCTCTTGTGATCAGTGTAGAAGACCCGTTCATTAACTCCCCTAATGAGATTGTTAAGGGAGTTGTTGTGGACACCGAAATCGGCACAGGGCCGTACCACGTCGATCTGGTACGACACTCTATCTACGGCTCGGGGACGTGCCGCACGCATCACTCGTATTGCGGGGTGTATAGATGTCTTGACCCTTGTCTCCATCCCCGCACGAGCGTACACATCCCCAATTAAAAATCCTTGGCCCCGGCCCGGAGGGCCAGGTCAACCAAGGTTGGCTGGAACCACATGGTGGTAGCAAGGTGCCCGTAGTAATACACCTGCTCTCGTGTGGCTTGACACTGGCGGTCAAGAATTTCCCGTGCCACACGGTTTCCAAGCTGCAAGTTTGCAGCTGTGCAAGGTTGCACGCCATATCTGCAGCGTAGCTCCATGGCCACGCTTTGGGCATTCATGCCCTTCATCACCTCCCCAGGCTCCTGCAGTTTGTATTTGCTGGGGGGCGTCTGTGCCGCCTTAGAGGAAAAGTCTATGTAATCCACCTTCCTCCATTTCGCCACCTTATCAATGGTGGCGAAGCAGGCCTTCACCAGCTCCTCAATTTTCGACATGGAGCGTGGGGCGTCGTTCAGCAGGACGACGCTGGGTGCACGGGGTAAGACCTCATCTTCCCGAATCACTCTTGGGCCCCCTGTGTAAGGGATTATGGCCCAGCTGGCCCGCTCCTCATCGGTGTATTGAGGGCAGGCAGACTGCAACTGCAGCCTCCTCAGTTTTCCTACCGCGACGATTTGGTCGTAGCTCGGTAGGGCTTCCAGGTCGAGGAGGGTGGATTGCTCCTCAGACATGGGGGGGGGTGTCTTGATGCCCCCCAGGTTGATCGACGCCGCCTCCTGTTGTTTCTTGGGCTGATCGAGGCCGGCCTTTAATTTCCCCACTCGAGCCTCTTCTATAAGCTCAGCATCTGTGGGGGGTGGCATGGTGCAGGTAGTGGGACTAGCGGAATTATACCAGTCCGCGTACTGCCTAGAGGCTTCCCTTTGCATCCGACTTTGGGTCACTAAGGTAGCCCACTCTTCGCCGTAAGCGACGACACATTCGTTTCGTGATTTAATGTAAGCTGAGGGCTTAAAATCTCCGCTTAGCCAGCGGGTTATGCGATCAACGAAATCCATGGTAGCCAC